CGCGCTCAATCTCCTTTCAAATCGGGTTAAACAAATTAGACGGCTTTTTAGCCATTTGGTAGGGATTGGTTATTAGGTAGTTGTGTTGTTTGTGATGCTGTTTTGTTGTTTTAATAGCCTATTTTTTAGACGGGTTTTAGACATTTAAGTAATCTTAGCCCCCGCTCACGGATCGAACGTGAGTGCTTGCCAATCGGGGTACACAATGGATAAAACTACAACGTATTATTATTTAGATTTTAAAAACTTATTAATGAAGTAACTTTGTCCTTTCCCAGTTACTTTTGGTGTCTTGTTCACCGTGATATGCCCGTCTGAATGGGTGATGCTTGTTTCTTTGATTTCAAACAATCCTAATTCCATTGCTTTTTGTGTAGGCATATTGTAGTCAGTGCCTTGTCGTGTGATAAGGTAACCGTTAGAGCGTAACCATTCAAACAGCCTATTTTGCCCCATTTCCACGCCATTTTGCTTGATAATTTTAGCAAGTTCGCCTATCAGTATAGATGTTTTTGAGGCACTGACAGCATCGGCAAATAATACCTTAGGCGCTTGCGCTTGCAGTTGCTTTTGTTGCGCTTCTATCTTCTCGGCTTGTTCAGCAGCTAATCGCAATGCTTCTGAAAATGATTGAGGAATTTGTTGGTGTGCTTGTTCTTTTGCTTCCAACTCTTCCCAACGCCTATTTACCTTTATGCGCAATTCAGCACTATATCCAGTTAATAGGTCAAATGTTTGCATTTTGGTAAGTCGGTACTCTCGATGTTGTTGGTTACCCGTGTTTGGGTGAGTATAATACCCCTCCCCAATTTTGGGGAAGCCCATTTTTTCGTAATTTTCATTAAGAGCGTCGCAATCTCTTAATACGTGGTCGTGTCTTTTGCCTGTTAGTTCGGAAATTTCACGGCTCGACATTGTTTGTCTAATTTTGTTGATTGTTGTTATTTCGTACATATTTCAATTTTTTAATAATATTTTCCTTGTAAATTATTCACTTGCTTTTCTATCTCATTAAGGTACGCTAAATCATCAGGCGTTGGTAGGTATATACCCGCTTCCTTGCTAGCGTAATCTCTGAAATTATCAATGGCGGTTGTCATTTCCTTTGTATTCAAACTCGCTGTACTTCGCCACGCATCTCGTATCTCACCCGTTTTTCGGTTAGCGTATTCAGTTCTGAATATCTGAGGGTTTACAATCTTCTTAAACATCTCTTGTTTCACGTATTCGGGAGTTTCTCCATATTCTAATGCGAACCACGCAAAGAGGAGGTGAATGTAATTGTTCTGTGAGTAGGTGCGTTTAGGCTTCTTTTCAGTGATTTCAAAGGTCTTTTTCTTTTCAATAAGAAACGCTAACCGCTCCTTTGCTCTTTGTATATCAAACTCGTTGCTTGCGTTGAAAATCATACTTTATTATCTTTGAAAGCAAGGCAGGACTCGAACCTGCTACTATCCCGAGTGATACTTGCTTTTTTGTTGTGTTAATTAACTAATATTAACAGTATTCAACATTCAGTTTCTTTGATTTTTAATACACAACCTCACCATCTTCAGTTACTTTACTAACGTGAAATGCGTGTCCTTGCACACTGTCGGGTTCTTCATCCTCAAGGAAATCAAATGGACTTTCTTCAAAAATATCTATTACTTCTACAATAGCCGTGTATTCACTTTCTTCCACGTGGCTAAATTTAATTACATACTTGTTCATTTTTTATTTATTTTAAATTGTTTTCTAAAACGGCGTTCCGTCATCTTGTGCGGGTGCTTGTCCATACTGGTTAAACATTTGCCCCTGCTGATATTGCGGTTGCCTTTGTTGGGGTGGGTACGCTTGTGCTTGTTGAGGCGGTGCGTAACCTTGGGGAGGTTGCTGGTAACCTTGGGGTGCTTGCTGCTGTTGTTGCGCTACATTCGTGGTTTGAATGAGTTCAATTTTCCAACCTACAACCGTATTGAAGTACTTAACCTCTCCTTGCGGACTTGTCCATTCTCTTCCTTGCAGGTTAAAGTGTACCTTAACTATTTGCCCTACTTGCAAGTTATCCAACAATGCGCAATTGCCTTGTGCAAATTGAATGATAATATCTTGTGGATATTGCCCATCGGTAGTGATTACCAAATCACGCTTTTGAAATCCATTCGCTCCTACTGTTTCAGTAGCGAATATTGTTTTAATTCGTCCTTGTATTTCCATAGTTATAATAAAGGTTTTGCAATTTCCAATAATTCTCTTTGTTCCTCGAGGAACTTATCTCTGATTTCTGTAGTTTTGAACGCCATTACCTTTGAATTAAAAATGTGGTTTATAGCCGAAATATCTAATCCCTCTTGTTCTATACAATATTTAGTAGAACATTCATTCCAATCAGGTTGCCAACCCTTGTTGTAATAATCTCTTAAAAAGACCAAACATTTTAAAGCCTCAAAAGCATTAAACATCCCTTCACTTGTGTATGGTTCGCCACCATAATCTATTTTCGCAATATAAAAATCACCTTTGGATTTTGCCCACTCTACAGCATCTTCTACTGTAGGAGGTAGGTCAATTTCCTCTTGCGAGAAACCTTTCATATCTACACTATAAGGTTTGACTGACAATGTTGGAAACGAATGTTTGTAATTATTTTCCAAATCATACATTACACCTTCAAATGTATAAAGTAAAGCAGTATCATCTTCAAAATCTACAATTATGTAGTTACAGATTGAACCTACAGAAATGCAACGAACCTTTCCCTCCATATCGGGTTTAAAAATTTGGTCGTAAACTTTTTGTCTTTTCTTGAAAACTGTTGATTCTGTTTTATTTTTCATAGATTATATGTTAAATAGTAAATCTTCTATTTCATTTCTCAACTCCTCAACTTCTCTCCCTAACTGTGTTATATCTTTATTTTCTTTCACAATTGCTTGAAAATCTTTAATAGAACAAAGTTTCGTATGACTTTCATTTAATTCTTTCATTTTTAAAGACCTTGTTCTTATCTGAGTTAGTACTTCTTTCATTTCTTTAAGTATCTTAATTATTTCGTCTTTTGTTTCTATCATTTTGTTTTTTGAATAAAGGTTTAGCGATTTCTAATAGTTCTTTTTGTTCTTCGAAAAATCGTTTTCTTGTTTTTTTTGCTTTCGAAGGATAAAACATTGGGATAATTTGCCGAAGATGGTTCAATTACGAACTCATCATTATAACAAGTTTCATCACAATCAGGTTGATAAAACTCATTGTAATAGACTCTGAGAAACAGTAGTCTTCTCAATGCTTCAGCAGCATTTGCTAACTCTTGTGAAGGATAACCACCAAATTCTTCCTTATCGTATTCACTTTTAGGTTCGTAAATTCTCTCAGTTTCCGTCCACGCTTCCTCAAAAGTTGGTACAAGTGCTTTTTGTTCAAAATCTTTCATTTCTACAGAATAGTCTGTAGTGGATAACGTAGGTACAGCACCTTTGTTTTTAACAAAACAACCCTCAGTTGTATATTGAACTTTTACATTGTTTTCAAATTCAACTTTAATAGGAAAGTCATAGTCGTAATCAGTAAAGATTTCAATGACTTTACCTTTTTTCGGTGAGATTGTTTTATCCCACACGTCCATTCCTACTTTGAATATTGTTTTCATTTGCTTTCTTGTTTTCTAAAAATTTACCTAACGATATTGTTCCTTGTTTTGTTATAACATAGAATTTATAATTACAACCTTTGTAGTAATCAAAATTATCTTCTACTTCAAAGTCTAAGGCTTTTTCTATTTCATTCTTTATGTTTTCATTTAATAAATTGAGAATATCTCTTTTTATCAAATCGGTTTTTACATCACCTCTTAATGAGCGTTTGTAAAACCTTTTCATTTTTTCTGATATTTCTTTTTTCATTTTACTTATAAAAACTTCTACTTTTATGCAGCTCCAAAACCTCGCTGCTTTCCTTTCTATTTGCCTCAATAAACGCCCTTGCTTGCTGTATGCTCAGGTGTGTATTGATATTGCCGTAAGCGTGCGTATATTCGCCCTTTGCGTTCGCTTCTTCTATCGACTGCTGTATGTACTCTTCACAGTAATTATGCTCAATAGCGTACAAATCATAACCTTTGGCGGTAATACCCTCCAAGTGGACCGTATCAGTAGCGTGGAATATCTTTTGCCCACTATTGAGAAATATTCGCCACCCTACATTCGGTACATCGTGATACAGTTTCACGGGCGATACTTTAAACGCCTCATAATCGTATAACTTACCTACTTGCAGTACATCAATATTGTTTAAACCCTCCAACCGCTCTAAGAGAAAATCAGCACAAGCAATTCGCAGTGTAGGTCGCTCGACTTGTAATCGTTGTAAGGTTCGCAATTTTAAGTGATCACCGTGCTGGTGTGTGAGTAGCACAATTTTCAAAGAACGTTTTACATCGTTTAAGGATTTGAGAGTAACGCCACAATCTACCATTATTGCCTTGTCGTATATCACGGCGTTACCCTCGCTACCTGAACTAATTACTCTTGTAGGTATCATTTTTCAAAATTGACATCTTCAATGCCATTGTTTATAATAACCTCACAATATGAATCTTCATAGTAAGGAGACATATTAGCATTCTGTTTTTCCATTTCTTCAAAAGGGTTGTTGTACTTTTCAAAGATTTTAACAGCCTCTTGCTCTGTTTCTGCTTCAATCTCTATGCTATAATCAGCTATTATTGTGTGTCTGAATTTGATAGTGTGTTTCATTGTTTTTATACTTGTTTAAAATCTACTTGTTTGGGTGATGGTGCACCTGCTACTGGTTGCGTTATAGGTTGTACCGCTTCAGGCTCTGTAGGCTCGTTTTGCTCGATAACCTCTACATCTATCACCGTACGCCCTTGATGCTCTACAACATCTTGCTCTTCTTGCATATACATTGCCCCTAATTGTACGGGGAACGCTTCACGTAAGGCTTGCACTTTAGCTACTTTACCTATCATCGTAGCCTTTTTCTCATTCCAGCTACTTTGCTTCTTGTCGTATTCGTTAAGATTAACTTTTGCAACAAAAGGCTTTGAACGGTCTTTGCGATATACCTTTGCCCACGCTCCTAATATCTCGTCTGTAGGTAGATGAAAATTGCCCTCAACTTCTATTACTTCATTATTTCGTAACAAAATAAGTCCAGCTTCTAATCCATCGTAACTTGGATTAGCTTCAGCACGTTTCATTAGTGCTTCTTTGCTGACAATCATTTGCGCTGGGTTGTTGCCAAACTTAATAAGATACGCCTCATTAAGGAAAGGGTTTAATTGGTTGTACTTACAAATACTAATAAACATAGCCACCTCTTGGTCGGTTACCGTTGCATTACCCCTTGTTAAGTATGAGCGTACGATATTGTAAGATAGTTTAACAGGCTCGCCCGCTACTTTGTATTCTGTTTCTCCGTTTTTTGTTTTTGCAGGTTGCGTTTGTTGCAATACTGCTGGTTGAAATGTTTGATTTTCCATTGTGTTATAC